AGTATCATAGATAAAATAGAAGAACTAACAAGAGCATTAAGAAAACACATAGTAAGAAAATTCTAATGTTAATGAATAGTAAAAAGTTTGGTCTTATTATTGAAGGCATTGTAAAAGAAAAACGTATCGGTTACATGGACGCAGTATTAAATTATTGTGAAGACAATGACATAGATACAGCAACAATAGGCCCTTTGATAAACAAATCACTAAAAGAAAAGATAAAAATTGAGGCAGAGAACTTGAACTTGGTTGAGCGATCAAGCACAGCAATCTTACCTATATGAACAGTTATGAAGCATATACATTATATTTGGCTATTAAACTACACTTCACTTCCGATAGTTATGATTTTTACAGGCACAATGCCAAAGTTAATTCATCATTTAACACATTTTTAAAACGTAATGATAGGTTTTTCTTTCATAAACTCACTACTAAATATACGAAGGAAGAGATGTTAGAATATTTTGTAAGTAACTTCTTTCATAATAGTAAAACATGGATAGGCAATTTAGTTAGAGCAGATGGCGAAACTACATACAATAAATGGCGAAAGTATAATCAATCATTTACGTATAATTTTAGAAACGATTGCGTATTGCTTCGTAATGTCATTGATGGTGATAATGTTCGGTTTGATGATGTTTTCAGCGTTAATAATGGGCAGCATCCAAGAATGTTACGATTATTGTTGTCGGAACAAATTTCAATTCAAAGTGTTATCATACTTGACAAAGTGTTGGGTTTTGTTAAACGTTGGGATAAAGAAATTAAAGAAACTATTATCTGGCCTGAAAAATCATTTAAGTTAAAGAAACTCAATCCATTTATTAAATTTAACTTAACAAAGTGTAAGTTTATAATGAAAGAGGTGTTTGTATGAGCGAAGAACAAAAACTAACCGAAGAACAAGTAAGAGAAGAATATAGGCAGCACCGTAAAGATAAGACATTTGCTCAATGTTGGCCTGCTAACAATGATAGTTTTTATGAGTGGTGTTCAGGTTACCTAGACTATAAACACATAACAAAAAAGAATAGAAATAAAAATAAATGAGTGATGTATTTGAAAGTGTAATAGATGTAGGTAGTGGTTTTATATTGGCCATACTAATACAGATGTTTGTATTTCCTTTGTTTGATTTACACCCTACAATTTTTGAGAATTTTCAAATCGCATTAATATTTACTGTGGTGTCAATGACAAGATCAGCATTATGGCGTAGATATTTTAGAAAGAAAAGAAAATGACAATTGAACCAATTAAAGAAAAGCTAGATGATAAGATTGCTAAACTAAACAGTAGCAGAGTCATTAAGAAGATTACACCTAGAGGTGACCTATCATGGTATATCAAATGGGTGTCATCTATGTTTATAATATTTGCTATGGCTACGGCAAGTGCAGATATGTATCCATATAATTTATTTTTACAATTTATTGGCCTTGTTGGTTGGCTTGTAGTTGGTATATTATGGCACGATAGAGCGTTAATATTTTTAAATGCTTTTGGTATAGCAATAATCTTAACAGGAATAATGAATTACTTTATATGAGTTACTTATTAACAAGAATAGCACTATATGGTGACGTTTTGCCTTTGAAGTTTAAATTAAATTATAAAAAATTTGAAGAAGGTTTAAAATTATTTGATGATAAATGGGTACAATATAATCCTAGAAAAAACATTCCTAGAGAAGGCTTAAGTATTACTAGTTTAGATGGTGGGTTTTCTGGCAGACCAGATTTAGATTCATTAAAAGAATATAACATAGAACATAATTTAAACCTTGATGAACCAGATTTTAAAACTCTAACACCCTTTTACCCTTATGTTGAATCAGTATTAGGAAAATTCAAAAATCATTTAGGAAGAACTCATCTTATTAGAAAGTACGCTGGTGGACAATTCCCATCTCATAGGGATGGTTATGAAAGAGATATACCTTCATTTAGGTTGTTTTTACCAATCTATAATTGTAATCCACCATTTAATTATTTTATTTTAGATGATAAGATTTTGCATTTTGAACACGGTAAATTATATTTTTTAAATACACTTAAAGAACATATAGTATTTACAAGTGGTCGTGGTGGTAAATCTACCTTTGGTGGGAATTATCAATCAATGTATATGGTAGCAAATATTACCTTAAACGAAGAGTCTACAGACTTGGTATTACATAATATGATGAGTAGTTAGATGTTATGGTTAAATATTTTGATGAAGAATGGCCTAAAGAAGAGGAGATGTTAAGAATAGGTTTAGAGATGTCAAGGAAGAATAAGGCAGATAGATTTCCTACTGCTGATGAAAGATGGCCTAGACAAGGTATAGTTATGAAGAATAAAGTTTTTATTATAGGTAATGGTGAAAGTCGTAAAGATTTTGACTTGACAAAGTTAAGAGAACATGGTAAGATATATGCCTGTAATGCTTACTATAGAGATAACCCATTGCCAGATGTATTGATTGCAGTTGATAGCACAATGACACACGAAATTTATCACAAGGGTATTGCTCATAAGATACCTTGTTACTTTAGAGAATGGACTAAATGTCCTAACTTTATGTATCAGACTATGAAGGCTGGGTTTCTATCTACACAAGGTAAACAAAAAGAGGATAAGTTTATAACAAATGGTGATAGTGCATTGCCAATTGGCGATTACTTTGTTATGAATGCTCATACAATCAAAGGTGAGGCAACGATAAGAAAAGAAGACGGCACGAAGTATAAGAAAGATGTTGATAATACCCACATCTATTGCTCATGGATAACAGACGGCGATAAAACACAAGAATGGGAAGACCCAGGATATCATGCTGGTGCTACAGCAGGCCATGTTGCATGTAAGTATGATAAACCTACCGAGGTCTATATGATAGGTATGGATTTAAGGTCAGATACAAAATACTATAATAACATTTACAAGGGTACTAAAAACTATTCATCAGCACATTTTGAACCCACACCTACAGGTATATGGGAAGCAGAGTGGTTACGAGTATTTAAAGACAACCCTAACGTGTCGTTTTATAAAGTCAATAAGTCAGATGACGATAAACCCACTAATAAAGAACTATTGGGAAATGAGAAGAATTTAACATATATCACACAGGCACAGCTGCTTGACAGATTGAGTCAAAAGTGATATAATTGCTAAATGAACTGTAAAAAGTGTATAAATAATATTATATTTACAATTAAATATACATTAATACAAATACGTACAACAATATATACAAGGAGTATAATACAATGTCAAGTGCATTAGAAGCCCTAAAAAAGTCAAAGTCAAATTTTGACATACTAACGAAGAAGTTAGAAAACACAATAGAACAACCCGAAAAGAAAAACAAGTACCAAGACGATAGGTTATGGAAACCTGAACTAGATAAGTCTGGCAATGGTTACGCAGTATTAAGATTCTTACCTGCTATAGAAGGCGAAGATATGCCTTGGCAAAGAGTCTGGAATCATGCGTTTCAAGGACCAGGTGGTCAATGGTATATTGAGAACTCTTTAACTACACTAAACAAAAAGGATCCTGTTAGTGAAGAAAACACAAGGTTGTGGAATACAGGCATAGAAGCCGATAAAGAAATTGCTAGAAAGAGAAAAAGAAAGTTATCTTACTATTCTAATATCTTTGTAGTATCTGATCCTAAACATCCAGAGAATGAAGGCAAAGTGTTCTTGTTTAAGTTTGGTAAGAAAATCTTTGATAAGATTACTGAAGCAATGAACCCAGCATTTGAAGATGAAAAGGCTGTTAACCCATTTGATTTTTGGGAAGGTGCAAACTTTAAACTAAAAATCAGAAAGGTAGATGGCTACTGGAATTATGATAAATCAGAATTTGAGCCAGTCAGTAAATTAAAGGATACTGATGATGAGATTAACAAGATATGGAAATCTCAATACGCTCTTAAAGCCTTCGTTGATCCAAGTAATTTTAAGTCTTATGAGGAACTCAAAGAGAAACTAAATAAGACCCTTACTGGACAAAGAAGTACCGAGTCAGTTGAAGATATTGATCTCCCACCTGTCAGTAATGACATACCAACGTCTTCTAACAATTCGGTAGAGAAAGTTGAATCGTCTAACGACAGCGATGACCTGTCGTATTTTAGTAAATTAGCTGAAGACGATTCATAATCTATCTCTCTCACTTTCTCAACAAGGGTGCCTTTAATTAGGCACCCACACTTAACAAGAATAAACTTGTTAAAACTAACATAGGAGACTTAAATGTCAAATAACTTAAATGTTGTTGATGTTCACAACAACAATAAATTTTCAAATGAACACCTAGAACAATCAAAAAAATTAATCAACGAAGACAACAGACCTGATCTTTATGGTAATAAAATAAAGTTTGGTAAAGATGGTGGTAGACACCTTGTACCAATTATAGACATAAAGTGGAAAGGTACAGTTAGAAATACACAATCTTATAGAGCAGAGGGTGGTAATCCTAAAAAGAAAGAAGTTAAAAATAGTATTACTGAATTTGGTTATAAACTTAAACATGAACCTATTGCGTTAAGAAGAATGAGCGATGGTCTTCACCCATTAACAGGCCACACTAGAAAAGATATATTACAAGATTTAGGATTTACAAACGTAATTGCTAATATCTATGATGGTGTAACAGATGAACAGGCAAGTAAGTTTGGTTTAATTCTTAACAGACCAGATGATCCTAGAGGTTCTGTTTCTATTCAGGATATACAATTAGAGTGTGAGAATGCTTTAGAAAAAGAATGGATTAAACCTGTTACTTTAGATAATATATTGGCAAGAGTAAATGAGATTTGTGGTGATTCTTTTTTAACAGCAAATAAAAGAAGTTTAGTTGCAACAACGATATATAATAACTATAATGACAAGAATAAGAAAAAACAAAAAAGAATAATGTCATGGACAAGTGATACAGATATTGAAACTTGGATGTCAAGTAATCTTTACAAAGATACGGCTGAACTTATGTATATGACAACATCATTTTCACAGGTTAGTAAAGCAATCTTTAGAGCTGCTAAACTATATAATGAAAATAAAAAAAAAGTTAGAGTTGTTGTACACACAGGTATACTTGACGCTTTTGATTTACATAAATGTTATAAAGATAGAGTAGCAGATTTTAAAACTATGTGGGATGATAAAATGAAAGACCTACAACTTGCTGCTTTTAATACAAGCAAACCTGACAAGGCAAGTGTTGTATTATCAGATAACATAGAACTATATGGTGCTTTACCTTATATTGATGGTGATGTAAAGATAATTAAATATAGTAAAACTGCTAAAATAGTAAATGGCAACTAAAATTAAAAAATTTCCTAATATTGACCGAAGGGCATACAAAGGTATTTTCAAACCTTTGAACAAAGCAAAATACAAAGGTCAAGTAAATAACATTGTCTATCGGTCAAGTTGGGAAAAACGATTTATGGTATATTGTGATAAGACTAAAGAGATTGTAGAATGGGGTAGTGAAGAATTTGCATTATATTATAGAGGCGTAGATAATAAGATACATAGATATTATCCTGATTTTTTTATGAAAGTAAGACAACCTAATGGTACACATAAAAAATTTCTAATAGAAATCAAACCTAAAAATCAAACAAGAAAACCAAAACCAGGTAAGATAAAATCATCATACTATAAACGTGCTTTACTTACATATGAAACAAATAGACGTAAATGGGCTACAGCATTTGCATGGTGTAAAAAGCGCAATATGACGTTTAAAATACTTACCGAAGATCATCTAAAAACCTTTTAATTGTCATATAAATAGTAATATGGCAAGCGTATTTGACACTATAAAACAAAGAGCTGGGGATACAGATAAATCTGCTACTTGGTATAGAACACAAGTAAATAAGATTGCAAGTAATAAAACAGCAGGTCAGTTGTTTAGAGAGAACAAACTAAATGGTCGTCCTAGCGTAGGTAGATTGAACTTATTTGGGTACAATCCTAAATTTAGAAAGACATTACCATACTATGACGTGTTCCCACTTGTTTTACCATTAGAACCAATATCAGGTGGGTTTATGGGTATGAACTTTCACTATCTACCACCACTATTGAGATTTAGATTATTAGAACGTATGCAGGCAACAGCAACAGATAGTAGATTTGATAGTAAAACAAAATTTGATGTAAATTATGATGATGTAAAAAGTATTAAGATTGTAAAACCAACAATCAAAAAATATCTGTATGCATATTGTAAAACAGGATTTTTAAGAATAAATGCTGATGAGGCTGCAATTGCGATATACTTACCTGTACAAAGATTTAAAAAGGCAAGTGACGCTGTAGTTTATTCAGATAGTAGGAAGTTTCTATAATGAGTTTAATAAGTATCGGTAAAAGAATAGGTGATTTAGATATAAGATTAGGCATACCGCCATCTAAACCACAATTCAGCACAAAAGAAGCCAATAGACGAATATCAGCAAATAACGCTTCATCTAATGCCAATTCTGTTTACAATGTATTCAGATCAGGCATAACACAATCAGGTGGGTTTGCTAGACCAACACAATTTATGGTTACGATTGATGGTCCTAAAGCATTAACATTTGGCGATACATCAATATATGCTGATCATATGGGTAGATCGCAGGCTGCTCGTATGGCAAAGAGTGCTAAAATATCAGCTGCGATAAAAAAGAATTTACAATTAAGAATGGACCTATTCTGTTCAAATGTATCTTTACCTGATAAGACTATAACAGATGATACAAATGAAACATATTATGGTCCTAAAAGAGCATTTGCTAAAAATGTACAATTTAATGAAATTACATTAGAGTTTTATACAAGTATAAATTACGAAGAACGATTATTTTTTGAAGCATGGCAGAATAGTATTATTGATCCTTTATCACACAACGTAGGTTACTATGATGATTATGCTACACCATGTATGATTACAATTACACCATTAACTAAAACATTTACAGCAGCTCTTGCTAACTTTACACCTACTGGTGATCAAGGAAGAGATAGACAGCAGTTAAGACAATCACTAGGTGACTCATCTGGTTTCTCATCATATCAAGTACAAATGTATGAAGTTTGGCCTAAAACAATTGCTGCTACACCATTAAGTTATGACTCTCAAAATCAGATTGTTAAAACTAGTGTTACATTTACATACAGAAATCATGCTACCACAGCATGGAACTTCTTGGCACAAAATAGTACAGCTGATATAACAAAAATTAATAGAGAGGAATATAGAACTAATACGACAGCGATACAAGGTAATCTATTAGATAACTTACCTTTTGGTATAGGTAATGAAATAGGTAGAGCAGGTCGTAAAGTATATGAAACACTTAAAAAGAATTTGCCTATTGGGCGAACAACGGGAGGGCGTGTGTTCCCGAAAGGTCTACCAGACCCTAAAATCATACGTGATTTATTATATTAATATAAGGAGTTAAATAATGAGTTTATCATTTTTGAGAGTGCCTGAATACGATTTGACTTTATCAAATAATGTAAAGGTAAAATACAGACCATTTTTAATAAAAGAAGAAAAAGTTTTATTGATGGCTGTAGAGAGCAAAGACGAAGGTGAGATGAACAATGCTCTAATTAAAATTGTTCAACAATGTACATTATCACAAATAGACGTAACAAAGTTACCAGTATATGATTTTGAATATCTTTGGTTAAATATACGAGGTAAATCTGTTGGTGAAATTATACAAATGAAATTGAAATGTGCAGATGACGATACCGTTTCTGTTGACTATCAATTAAAATTAGATGATGTTAAACCTGACCTTGATAAGAAGTTTGACACAAAGATTGAATTTGAAAAAGACTATGGTGTGATAATGAAAGTACCTACAATTATGCAGATTGCTAACAAAAGAACAATGTTAGATTTGTCTTTTAATTTAGTTAGGGATTGCATTGCTCAAATATACAATGGTGAAGAAGTACACGAAGCAAATGATTTATCTGTAGAAGAACTTGACGAGTACGTAGAACATTTAACTACAAGGCAGTTTAAACAGATAAGAGAATACTTTGAAAGTTTACCTATTGTATCACACCTGATTAAGTATAAAAATCCTAAATCAGGCAAAGAGTTTACATTATTGTTACAAGGGGCGTCAGATTTTTTTCAGTAGCCCTCTTGCATGAAAACCTGGAGAGTTTGTACCGTACTAATTTTGCATTAATGCAGTACCATAAATACTCTTTAAGTGAATTAGAAGATATGATACCATGGGAGAGGGAGATATATGTTGAAATGCTTACGCAACATATAAAAGAAGAAAACGAAAAAATAAAAGAAAAACAAAGAAGAGGATAATTTATGAAGAATTTTTTAAAGAACATGTTTACACAAGGATGGAACGGTTTTAAATACGGTGTAGGAACGTTATGGCACTTCATATCAGTAGAAATACCAGAATTAATGTCAAACTGGCGATTAGTGCCAAGACTATTAATGGTCGCTTATGGGTGGGCATTTTTAGATGTAATCAATTGGTTTATGGCACTAGAGAATCCTACTAACGCACAGGCTGGGTTAGTTTCAGTAGTCGTTGGGGCTGGTGCAGGTTGGTTTGCAATCTATGTAAATGGTAAACCATCTAAAGTAAAACATAAAGAACAAGATATAGGATAATGCCAGAAGTAGAATTTAAGAAACCTAAACCTAACTTTCAAGCCATCTTAAAGAAACAAAAAGAGATGGAGGATGATGAGAAGTTTGCCATATCTGATTCGTTACAAGAATATATTGATACGATAGGTAAAAAGGCAGGTTATCAGAACCAAGACAAGTTAGAAAAGGCCAATATCAGACAAGAGGTAATTAACTTTGTTGATAATTACACTATCAGCAGCCTTGATAGTATTAAAGGCATGGATTATGATGAGGCATTACAATTGCAATCATCAACCGAAAAGAGTATAGCAGAGATAGAAGGTACTGGTCAATTAAATCAGGAAGAATTAGATTTTATTAGAGCAACAGTAGGTGAAACCAACACTAGATTAAAAGAAGTGTTGAAATTATCTACAAGATTGAAGTTTGCATTTAGAGATTTGAAGAAAGAACTTAAACCTCTAAAACTTGCTGCTAGAATAGGTCTTACAAGAATACCTATTTTAGGTAAAAGAATAGAGCGAGCAATACGTGCTGAAGAAGAAGGTGAGTCAGAAGCATTACGTATCAAAAGAGGTTTAAGAAAAAGAGAAGCAAGAGATACAAGAAAAATGGGTGACACTACATTTCCAGAACCCAACGACCCGAGTCAAACTCAACAGAATAGAACTATTGCAAAACAAACTACAGCTGGGATTATGGGTATTGACAATCAACCTGTACCAAGAGCAGATAGAGAAGAAATTGTTGAGCAAGAAAGAGAGTCAGATACTCAATTTGAAACTACGAGTGGTACATTAGAAAGAATACTTGTAGAGTCAGAATTAACAAACGAACTATTAGGTGCTAGAAACAAAAAATTAGCAGGTATTGATGATAAAGATGGTTTTAGCATACTAGAAGTTTTAGGTATGAAAAAATTATATGACTTTGTTAAGGCAGGAAAAGTAGGAACACTTGTTAAAAATTTAGGTGCTATGTCAGTTACAGCAGGTTTATTTGCAGCCGCAGCAGTTGCTGGTATTGGTATTGCTAAAGTGATTGAAAAAATAGGTATGTCAAATGTTGGTCCTAAAGAAGAAGCAAATATCAAAGCAGATAGTGCGGATTTGGGTAGCCCATCAAACTTTGAAGGTAGCATTGACGCAATTGATGGTTCATATACCGCTGCTAGAAAAGACTCACAATTAGAGGATGAGTATGATAGGGGTATAAAAGAGGGTAAATTACCAGCACAAATGACCTTTGAAGATTATAAAAAGGCAAAAGAAGACGCAGGTATAAAAAGAAAATTAAGATTTGAAGGATATGTTTTTGATTTTTTAGGAGGAGAAAAAAATAGAATGAAGTCCGATGCTGATTACAAGACAATATCAAATCAATATTCACTAGATCAGGCAAAACCTATGAATGAAAAGATAATACAGGCTGAAGGAGAATATGGTACTGGCCAGAAGATTGAAACTGCTAATACAATAACGGCAGACGGTGTAGAAAAAGGTTCACAAATAATAAACAATAGTACAAATAGTGGTAATACGGTAATCAATAATCAAAACAATGTTGACGCTTCAAATACACAAAATAAAACAGAATTTGGGTCAACATCAATAGGGTCTAAAAATACACACTATCCAGAGAATTATTAGGTAGGTAGATAAATATTAATATGAAAGCGTTTAAAGTAATAGGTAACATAATCAAAGGTCTAAATCAACCTCAAAAGGTTTTACAAGGTGCAACTGTACCTAATTTTAAAACTATTGCAAGTAAAAAAGGTGTTATCAATTATAATCCTACAGGTGTAGATTATTCTAATTTTAGTAAAACAGAAAGCAATAAAGTATTCGTATATCCTACAACAGATTTAAAAGACCAAGAGCATTACATTTTATTTGATATTATAGAAAGAGTGCCGAAAGGCAGTGGAGATAATACAGCAGTTAATAATACACAAATTACAAAGAGAGAAGACAATTTAAATCAAATTGTATATGGTGCAAATAGATTTTTTAGTGAAGGTACTACTTCAGGCCTTTTAGGTATACCTACAGGTAAAGGTTCTCAAAGAAATGTAAAAAATACAATTGCTATTTACATGCCACAAACACTTAAATTTAATTTACAGGCAGATTATGGTGCTGAAGAAATAGGTGGTGGTTTAGGTTCTCTTGCAAAGTTAAGGGATGCAATGAACAGTAACACTTTTTTCGGTGCTGATTTAGGTGCGGTTGGTGCTCAAGTCGGTAAGTTAGTTACAGGTTTAGGTTCATTTGCTACTGGTGGTTTAGGTGCAGGTGTAGGTGCTGCTGTACAACGTAGAACTGGTATAGCACCAGCAGCTATGACAGAAATGATATTTAATGGTATAGATTATAGAACGTTTAGTTTTACATTTAAATTTACGCCTAGAAATAGAGATGAGTCAGATGTAGTAAATGGTTTACTACATGCTATCAAAGACGCAATGTTACCAAAGAGATATGGTGCAGGTACATCAATCGCTGCATATCAAGTACCACATGAATTTGTAATTAGATTTATGAAAGGTACTAAAATTAACCCATACCTAGATCAGATAGGTTTGTGTGCATGTACAGGTGTTGATATAGATTATGGTTCAGATAAGTTTTCAACACACCCTAGTGGTGATCCTGTATCAATAGACGCAACATTAACGTTTAGAGAACTAGAACTAATGGAGAGAACGAGATATAACGATTTAAGAACTAGTGCTCAGAACCAAGAACATGGAGAAGCAGACTAATGCCATCATATTTTAGTGCCTTTCCTAAAATTTATTATGACGCTGCAGGCGAAGGTAATTTCAAGTTAGTAACAAACCTTTTAAGACGAGTACAGATAAAAGAAGGATTAAAAGAAAGTGCTGCCTTATTTGACCTATATGATGTACAAGGCGAAGACACACCAGAGTCAGTATCAGAGCAGTATTATGGTGATCAGAAATACTATTGGATCATTTTACTATTCAACAATGTAAAAGATAGATTTTATGACTGGCCGATGTCAAGTGTACAATTTGAAGCGTATATAAACGATAAGTATAGTGACGTTAATGGTATACATCATTATGAAGTTGCTCAATCAAGTGGTGCCACATCATCATTTGACGACTCACACAAAATACAAGTAAACAGCACCGTGTCAGGTGCAACAAGTGTAACAAACTATGATTATGAATCTAGGTTGCAGGCAAAGAAATCAAGGATCAAATTAATCAGACCTGAATTTTTAGAACTAATTACGGAAGAATTTAGAACATTGATAGGAGCGTAACATGGATAAAAGCGCACCAAAATATGATGATTTAAACAACAGATATCCTGGCGATTTTAGAGCAAGTGAGATAATCTTATATAGTTATGGTGGTGTGCAATTTGACATATCAGGTCTTACTTCAGTTGTCAACGTATATCAATCATTAGACTCAGCATTTTTATCAGGTAACATTTTATTTTTTGACACAATGGGTATTTCTAAATCATTACCTATCATTGGTAACGAGCATTTAGAATTTAAGTTTAGAAACCCAATTGAAGGTGAAGGCGATGAAGAACTTAATGCTACTAATCATAGATTTAAAGTGTATGAAAAGAGATCGGTTAAGACACAGCAAAACGTACAAGCAATTGCTTTATTCTTTACATCAATAGAATCAGTACGTAACGAAAGAGTACGTGTATCAAAATCATTAGAAGGTTCATATGCAGAAATGGTTGACAAGTTAGTTAAGTCAGATAAAGATTTACTTAACACTAAAAAAGACCTATTCATTGACCCAACGTTAGGTAATTACAAATACACATTCCCAAATGTACGACCTATAGATGGTGTAAGAATGATGACAGACCTAGCAGAGCCAGTTAATTTTAAAACACCACATTATATGTTTTATGAAAACAATAGAGGTTTTCATTTTAGATGTTTAGAAAGTTTATTTAGAGAAGGTGCAGATACAACACGAAACAGACCATTTGTTGCCTTTATAGACCTATTGTCAGCATTTAATCCTAACTTTGGTCCACCCGATGGTGAGGCAGAGTCAGTTGTAACTAAACCGTATTCATTTTCATTTGACGCTTCATATAACACATTAGCAAATACAAGAAGTGGTATGTTTGGTAGTATGACCTATGCCCACGACCTTATTGATAAGAAGTTTGTTAAATCAAAACTATCATATACAAACTATTATGAACAGGCATTACACATAGACGCACCAACAGGTGCTGGTAACAAATATCAAGGCGTTATGCCACCTGGTCCTGCTGACTTTGATGATGATTACACCGTAGATGATAAGTCATATGGATCAACGAATAAGAAACAGATTAACAGATTACATGCCAGTAAATTAAGTAAGTCAACAAATGCTGATAATCGTAAGTATATGGACGATTATTTTTCACGTATAATTGTAGAACCTAGTACTAAATGGAATCATAGACGAAATAGTGAAGGTATAGGATTTGATGTAAGAGCAACAGCAAAACAGGCATTATCAAGTGCAAGTAGAGATTACTTCTCTATTGAGATTGACGTACCTGGTAACTTTACATATAACGTAGGTGATTTAGTATGGTGTGATGTACCATCATTTGCTGCTACAGAACAAGGCAATGATGAGAGCCGTGTTGAAAAAGATGATGTGATTGATCAATTATTAACAGGTCGTTATTTAATACAATCACTACACCATCAAATAGATTTTATAGAACAAAAGCACACTACATCAATGACCGTAGTACGTAACGTATTTGCTACTGATCTGCCTAACGCTGATACATTTAAAGCAAAAGCACACTTTAGATCAAAACCTATTGACGTAATAGGGTCGGGTATAGACATAACAACACTAGTCCCATTGAAAAATAAGAACTTAAAGATACCGTCACCACAGATAAGTACCGTAGAAGACATCGCTACGCAGTTAGGCGTAGATTTGAATACAAGTGACTTGAACGTGAAGGATGCCGCTAATAAGTCTATTAATGCCGTTTTAAATAGTACTTCTAATAGGGTTTTAGCGAACAAAAACCTTGCAAAAATCAACAATGCCATATTAACAAGAAAAACAGTAGTTGAGAAAATCGCAGAAAAGGCCAAGTTAGCATTAGGTGGTATCAATCTATCAGGTATTACAGGTGGCAGTCTAAATCCTATGGGTGCAGACAGAATACGAAGTAGAATACAAGGGAATGTCAATAAGTTTGTGCAAGCCTCAATGGTATCGTTTAAACAGAACCTTGCAAGTGCTAAGAGTTTCTTTAAGGGTTTCTTTTAATGAACAAAACATTGAGCATACTCAACGATTATTGCGAGTTTAGAAAAAAAATTTTGCTAAAGGGCATGGCCACATGAGAGGTCACAATAGAATATAACTACAAACAATGTAAGAACGAACTATATCAATCTTACAAAGGACCAAAGACAATTTGAACAATATGAAAGAAATATACACAAAAAGATCAATGAATATAAGAGGTATCAACGATAGGTCTCTAATAAGTGCTACGCACCGCGGCGCCTACGCAATACCTTTAAATACGGATAAATATAGGGAGGTGACCGCTTTAAATACGGTCATTTATGGGAAAAAATAAATGAGTATTACAGATTTTATGGGCAGAGATGGCTTCATCTGGTTTGCAGGTGTTGTAGAAGATAGACAAGACCCGCTTAAACTTGGCCGTGTTCGTGTTCGTTGTCTCGGTTATCATACAGAGGACAAGAATGTATTGCCTACTACAGATTTGCCTTGGGCTCATCCCCTATTACCTATTACTTCATCTGGCGTATCAGGCATAGGCCAAACTCCTCTCGGCCTATTAGAAGGCAGTTGGGTGATTGGTTTCTTTAGGGATGCAGATACAAAACAAGACGCAGTTATATTAGGGAGTTTACCTGGCAAACCATCTGTAAGTGGGGCCATTAACAAGGCCGAGGGCCTTGGGTTCTCGGACCCTAATGGAGTTTATCCTCGTTACGCGGCCGAGAGTGATGTCAATAGATTAGCACGGAATGACGCAGATAATCAATCTCTTACATTAGAAGCACGTAAGACCATTCGAGCGGCCTCATATACAAATATACCTACAGGTAATATTATAGAAGTAAAAGATGGTGTTGCTGAGATTGACGCAAGTGCAGGTGATGTATGGTCCATACCCGAAAATACTTACAATACAACTTACCCATACGGCCATGTATATGAATCAGAATCAGGCCATATATTAGAATTTGACGATACACCTGATAAGGAAAGAATACTCCTATACCACCACTCTGGTACTGAAACAGAAATTACAGACAAAGGCACAACCAATACGATTATTAAAGATGACCTTAATACCATAATAGAAAAGAATAGTAAGCATTATATCAAAGGCAATTCAGACATTACAATACAAGGCCGTCATAAGATAATGCTCAATGCAGATGGTAAGACCGATAATAACTACGATATACAGATAGGGCCTAACGCTAATGTTAATATACAAGTAGATAAAGGTAATATTAATATGGCCGCTTTAGATGGTGATATTAATATGTTTGCTAATAATAATATGAATATATCAGTAGGTGGTACGTACAAAGTAGTCGCAGGTCAGATATTAGAGACCAGTAAGAGTACAACAACAAGATCAGCACAAGGTGAGTACCATACGTTTGGCTCACCTATTGACCATAACTAGACTATTAAAACTGGCTAGAAGCTGTAATCTATAAAAGTAGTAAGTAACATATAGATATAAGGGAGCGGCTTTTCTTGGTTTAGATATGGGAAATTTTTTCGTGCTATTTTTTACTATATAAGACGGCCGTGTGCGAAGCACTGGCTTGACAAATTAGTGAGGATATGATATATTATACATAGTTATGTTGAAACCTCAGGAAAGAGTGCTAAAGCTACAAGATGATTAAACTTACAGATAACGCAATAGAACGATTACACAAAATCGCAGAAAAGAACGGCAAACGCTATGTTCGTCTATCTATCAAAGGTGGTGGGTGTGCAGGTTATGAATACGAATGGCACTTTGATAATGATCAGCAAAGTGGTGATATGTTACTAAAAGATATATTATTAGTGCATAGGGATTTTGAATTGTACTTATTAGGTACTACGTTAGATTGGGTAGAAGATACTTTTAAGGCCGAGTTTGTTATATCTAATCCTAATAGTAAAAGCAGTTGTGGCTGTGGTGAATCGTTTAGCGTCTAAAAATTTTTCGCTTTCTGTGATATATACTCTAATGCTAACTTGTGCGGAAACTTGATGTTTTATGTTATTAGATATTGATAAACAAAAATACCCAATATTAATCTCGCTACATAAAAGCGGTTCTACTTGGATTAATAGTTTTATTCATAAACGTTATAGACGTATTGGTTTAACACCTCCACCTCGCAATCTATATACGGAGTTCTTTTGTAAAAATCGTGGTGAAAATAGAGAACATAAATTTGTACAAAAAACAGATGAGGAACGTATTGCTTTATTAGAACAATTAAGAACCTTTGGTTTAGAGTTAAATCAAAAAGCACATGTACCTCAAATTATATCTGTATGGCCTTGGTTTAAAGAGTTCTATAAAGATTATGATATAGTAGTTTGTAAAAGACGACATATCTTTTCACATTGGATTAATTTGTTATTTTTTTCTTGTATTAGAGAAGCAACAAAGAACATAACTGAAATTCATACCGAAGAAGGTACTATGAATATTATACCTTCAAAAATTAGACATGGAAAAGGATATGGTATAGATGAAGATATTTTAAAAAGTACAATACAAGAATATAAGATACAATTTAAATTTGATGAAAAACGATTTAGGCAATTTGTATTAGATATTCGTTTTTTAAATGATGTTGTTATTAAAGAATTAGATAATCCACAAGTTATATGGACTGAAGATTTAGATCATGCTTGGTTGGAAAATCGTTTTAATGTTATAGTTAAAAAAACGGTTGAACCTTTTAAGACTTTAGATTTTGCAACTTACTTTAAACCAGAAGATATGGCTATTATCAAAGAAAAGTTTGAAGAGCGCTTTTTTAACGAGTTTCAATTCTTTGGTTATGAGTATAAATAATAACACATAATCTTATATTAATTACCCGAACATTGCAGACAACAGGAGAATAGCACTATGGCTAGAAAGCCAAAAAAAATAACTATATCTTCCCTAAAGAAAAAGGCACCTAAAATTCCGCCTTTGACGTGTATAAGTATTGACAATGTTATAAGTAAATTAGAGAAGGTAGTAGATAAGAAAAAAACGTTAGATAAGAAACAATTAAAAGACTTAACAAAACGTTTAGAAAAATTAAGGGAGGCCAATGAGAAACTACGAGATGGTGGTATCTATTGGTACGAAAAATTAAAACACTTATTAAAAACGAGGTAGTAACTATGAATTACTATTTTACAGGAGCATTAATATTAATGTTTGTGTTATTAACTTTGTGGGTGGCGCCTATCAATTGACTAAATAAAAGTAAACGCCGTGAAAACAAAACGTAGCGAATACGAACATTACCAACCAAACAATCTACTCACCATCTATTTCCGTAAACTAATTGAAAAGCCTGACAAAAAGAAACTCATTAAAGTTTTGTTAAAACGAAAATAATAAAATAAATAGTAGTGTTCATACAACGGAGGCGATATGTTCAACAATAACAAAGAAGAAGATAAAAAAAACAAGATTGAAGAGCTTGACGAAAAACTTGATGATATTATTGCTAGAATAGAAAACATTGAATCTGTATTAGA